CTCTGACTTTTTGGTGTTAATGATCATCCCTAGTGATGACGCAAACTGCTCCCACTCTGACATTTGGTTACGGACCTCATCTTCACTGAGACCTAAGGCAAAGAGGCTGTCATCTCCAACAGTATGGAGCTGGCGCGCCAAACCCCGAGTCATAGCCTTTATCAAGACCCAGTTAATAATTGAGCCTATTAAGGCTGTGAAACGGGAGCCCGAAGGAATCCCAGTGTGTTTAATGAAAGTCCGGCCATCAGGCATAGTGATTGGCGTGTGAATAAAGTAGTGCTCGATCATGTCAAAGACACCACTATATTCGGCTCCAAACGCCTTTCGTACTATACCAAATGCGAAGCGGATAAGGAACCTGGGAACTGTAGCGTCGAAACGCGACCAGTCAAGACCCACAGGGGTTCCAGCCTGCTTCACGTGATCCAACGCCATTGCTATCCACCGATTCGTACGGGGTAGCACAGGCGCATTCCTGGCCAAGAGTGCCTCCTGATAAGCGTCAGCGAAGGCCCCTTCAATTAAATTTAACTCGAAGGGGTAACCCCACACTAACCTTACCTTCGGACTGTTTCTAGGGGCCAACTGTGTTCTGAGGTAGGCTAAGCATGGCGCCAACTCACAGTAGGGCTGCTTCCGACGTTTCGCCTTTTCCATCATATCCTGGGCGCGGGTGAGTCCTTCAGTGTAGACTGAAAGGTCAGTCCGTTTCCCAGTCCGACCATAGAGGCGCCACGAGGCACCGGGAGATGAAGGTTCAACCCTAACCTCATTAAGAGGTTTCGGAGTCAAACCTTTAACGCCAAAGACCTTATAAGCCTCATTCATGGCGTCTGCGAGCCTCGATCTGACGTCCTCGTTCAACGCTGACCAGGCGATATCACCATGGTCGTACTTACCCAAGCTTTCATAGAGTAATTCTAGGGTAGCCCCCGACCGTGTGTAATTTCGTGCGCGGTCTCTGACCTCCTTTCCAAACAAGGTTTCCACTAACTCAGCAGCCCTCCGATCGACGACATGCCCGGTCTTCACTGTTCCAAGCATCGGACTCAGTGGTTCATCTGAGACAATCTCTGCCTCAGAAAGACCGTTCTGCCTACC